CAGTTGGACGCCCTCAAGAACGCCGGCCCGCAACTGGCCAAAGGCGCGATGATGCTCGCCGCGTTGGCGGTGGGCCTGGTCGCCCTCGCCGCCGTCATTGTCAAGATTTCCGAAAAGATCATGAAGGTCATGAATCTCGATCCCAAGAAGGCAATCGAGATCGGTGAGACTGTCGCTGCTGTCGTCGGGGTCGGTGCTGCGTTAGCGGGTGCTGCATATGCAGCCATCGAACCGCTCAAGTCAATGGCCGACATGGTGACGAAGGCCGAGGAAGGGGCGGACGAGGCTGCTGGCGCACCGTGGGCTGAACTCGCAAAGAAGCTCGCCATCGGCGCGGCAGCCCTGGTAATCCTCACACCCGCAATCCTGGTACTTGCTATTGCCCTGGTCAAGATGAGCCAGGGCCTCACCTTCCTGTTCGGGATGAACTGGCAGAAATCCCTCGAAACCGCCGAGAACGTTGCTGCCTTGATCGGCGTGGCTGCCGCTATTGCCACTGCGGTAGCTGCGGCCACCGAGGGCATCAAGAAGATTGGTGAACTGGTCAAGACCGAGGGGTTTGTCAAGGACATGGTGGAGGGCGCTCTCGCTCTCCTCATCCTGACGCCCGCCGTGATGCTCCTGGCAGTAGCCCTGGTCAAGTTCGTGCAAATTCTGACCAGCGTATTGGGCCTCGACTTTAGTTCGATGATAAAGGTTGCCAAGGACATCGCCGGCTTCCTTATCGCCGCCGGTGCCATTGCCACCGCCATACTCGTTGCCAGTGTCGCCCTTGGCGCTCTGGGGTTCCTGGCGTCCGAAGTCCCTGAGATCATCGGCTTCGTTTATCTGGGCGTTCTTGCCTTTGGCCTATTGATACCGCCCGTCCTTGCCTTCAGCCTCGCCATTTGGGGCTTCATCAAGATACTGGAAGCACTCTGGACGGTGGAGGACGCCAAGAACGCGACCAAACTGGTCTGGGCCACCTTCACCGCGTTTACCCTGACCGCCCTGGGCATTGCTGCCGCCGCCGGTATTCTTGCGGGCATCGGCGCTCTCTCACCGACCGCCGGTTATATCGCCGGCCTAGCCTGGATGGGTATTCTCGCCTTGGCCCTGATGGCACCCCCGGTCCTGGCCTTCTTCTTTGCCTTATACGGGTTCATCCAAATACTACAAGGTCTGTGGACCATCGAGGAGGCCAAGGCTGCTTCGGAACTGGTATGGGCGACGTTTAAGGCGATGGGTCTTGCGGCCCTGGGCATTGCTGCCGCAGCCGGTCTGCTGGCTGGCATCGGCGCGATGGCGTGGTATGCCGGATTTATCGTCGGGCTAATGTATGTGGGCATTATCGCCCTGGCCATCATGACCCCGCCGATTGTGGCGTTCTTCTACGGGATGATCGCCTTCATCAACTTCCTGCAAAGTTTGTGGACCCCGGAGGAGGCGCAACAGGCTTCTGACTTGGTGTGGGCCAGCTTCAAGGCAATGGGCCTGGCCGCTCTGGGCATTATAGCAGCCGGCGCATTACTGGCGGGCATTGGCGCAATGGCCTGGTATGCAGGATTCATCGTCGGCCTGGTTTGGGTGGGCATTATTGCCCTGGCGATCATGACCCCGCCCATCATGGCTTTCATGTTCGCCCTCACGGCCTTCATTGAATTCCTGCGAAGCCTATGGACGGTGGAGGAGGCCCAGCAGGCGGTCGATTTAGTCTGGTACAGCTTTGAGGCGATGGGCCTCACCGCCCTGGGCATTGTTGCCGCCGCCGCGTTATTGGCCGGCATCGGTGCGATGGCAGCTATGGCCGGCTGGATCGTTGGTTTGGCGATAGTGGGTGCAATTGCCTTTGCCCTCATGACCATCCCGGTGATAGGGCTGGCTGCCGCCATTCGTGCATTTATCGGAGTCCTTGAGAGTCTGTATGGCAGCGCCGCCCAAGCCAAGGAAATGAGCGAACTGGTAACGGCGGTATTCGATGCAATGGGCACGGTGGCCTGGAACGTCATAAAGGCGGCGGCATTTCTGGTGCCATTGGGTTTGCTTTCATTTTGGGCCGGATGGATTGCGGGAATGGCCTTCGCGGGGGCGATAGCCTTCGCGGTGTTGAGCATCCCGGTGCTGGTACTGGCGGCAGCGATCCTCGCCTTCATCAAGGTAATGGAAGGTCTTTACGGCACTGCCGCGAAGGCCCAGGAAATGACGAAGCTGGTTGAGGCGGTTTTCGAGGCGATGGGTACGGTTGCCTGGAACGTCATAAAGGCGACCGCCTTTCTCGCCCCCTTGGGCTTCCTGAGTTATTGGGCAGGCTTTATAGCGGGATTGGCCTTCCAGGGCGTTATAGCTTTCGCCATTCTGAGCATTCCAGTATTGCTCCTGGTGGCGGCAACCTATGGATTCATCAAGATTTTGGAGGGCCTGTACGGCACCGCCGCCAAGGCCAAGGAAATGTCCGAGTTGGTCAACGCCGTCTTCGACGCGATGGGCACGGTGGCATGGAACATCATCAAGTCGATTCCCTTGTTGGCGGGCCTGGGACTGTTGGGCTTCTGGGCCGGATATATCGCGGGCCTGATGCTCGCGGGGGCGGCTGCGTTCTTCATCATGGCCGCACCCGTGGCTTTGTTCGTTGCCGGGGTCATGACGTTGGGCAGGTCCATGCTCCAGGCCAACACCGCCGACGAAGCGAAGAAGATTGCCGAGGGTATCAAATCGCTCATGGAGTCCGCCGGTTCGGTCATGGGCGAAGTGATGAAGATGAAGGATGTCATGAAGAAGCTAGGGGCTGGCACCGGCATCCTCTGGTGGAAGAAAGATGCCCAGACTGCGGCCCGTGAGACGGCGGCGATCATGCAGGAGGGTTCCAAAGCCTTCTTTATCATGGCCAAACCAGTAGGCGAGTTCGTTTCCTCGTTGATGGACTTGGGCCGGGAGATGATGCAGGATACCGATGCCGAGGAGGCTAGGGAAATAGGACAGTCGATCAAGACGTTGATGGAGTCCGCCGGCTCGGTCATGGGTGAAGTCATGAAGATGAAGGACACCCTGAAGAAATACGGGGTTGGCTCCGGCATGTTGTGGTGGAAAAAAACGGCCAGCCAAAAGGCTAATGAAGTCGCCACCGTATTGAAGGAGGGTGGCAATGCCTTCATGATAATGGCCGCGCCTGTCGCGGATTTCGTTCGGCGGCTTATGGACCTGGGAAGGCAGATGATCGGAAGTACGGATGCGGACGACGCCAAGGAAATAGCGCAGGGCATAGAAGAAATAATGAAGACCGGGGCGGTCATCTTCCAATCGGTCGCCACCATTCAGGATAAGCTCAAGGGGATGGGCATGTCCACTGGTTGGTGGCTATGGAAGAAAAGCGCGCAGCAGCGTGCCGACGAAACCAAGAAGTTGCTGGAGGACGGAGCCAAAGCCTTTATGACAATGGCCGGGCCGGTTGCGCCATTCATGCAAGACCTGATGAATCTGGGTCAGAGTATAACCGGCGGGATGGATGTAGAGGAAGCCCAGGAAATAGGCAAAAGTATTGACGCGGTAATGAAGGCTGGCGGTGCAGTCTTCGAGGCCGTCGCCAAGACCCGCGAGGAACTGGAGAAATTGGGCACTGGTTCGGGCTGGCTATGGTGGAGCAAGAGCGCTAAAGAAAAGGCGGAAGAAACCGCAGACCTGATGAATAAAGGCGCGGAAGCCTTCGGCATCATTGCCGCGCCTGTCATGCCCTTTATGGCATCGTTGATGGCGATGGGGCAGAGCCTCACGGGCATAATGCCATTGGAACAGGCCCAGAAACTTGGGGAGGGCATCGGCGCGGTCCTGAAGGCCGGCGGTGCGGTCTTCGAGGCGGTGGCCAGCACCCGCAATACCTTGACGACAATGGGCACCGGCGAGGGCTTTTGGCTGTGGAAGAAAGATGCGAAGAAGGTGGCTGAAGAAACCGCCGACTTAATGAACAAGGGTGCCGAAGCATTTCAGATTATTGCCGAGCCGGTAATGCCGTTCATGGCCAGACTGTTGGCGATGGGTCGGATCATAACCGGCGGCATGAGCGCCGAGGAGGCCAAGAAGTTAGGCGATGCTATCGCTTCGACCTTGAAGGCGGGAAGTGCGGTTTTCAAGGGAATAGCCACAACCCAGAAGTTGCTCAAGAAACAGCCGCCTGTGTGGCTGGCGAAAATAATCGCTGACTGGATGTGGGAAGCGACCGACGCCTTCCTGATGATAGCCGATCCGGTCATGTACTTGCTGAAGGCCGTACTGACTGCGGCCAAGAGCCTGGGTCCATCCGCACAGGTCAAGGACGCTGCCGAGTCGATTAAGGCCATCGTGCCGATGCTCAAGGCCATCCCCAAGGTGATTCAATCGGTCGCCACCAAGCTCATTCCGATTGTGCAGTACGGGACGGGCGGACTGTCGCCGGAGGCATTGTTGTCATCTGCCGACGACTTCGCCATGTTCTTCGCCTCGGTCGCGGAGTTCCTTGACAAAGGCATCATCGACCCAATTTTCAAGAAGATTGGCAAGCCCCAGGACGTGAAGATGGCAGCCGAGGCGATGAAGGCGATGGTGCCTCTCATCAACTATATTCCCCCGGTCATCAGGCGCACCGCAAGCGCTTTATTGCCGTTTGTCAAGGAAGGCACGTTCGCGGCCAATTTGGCGGACGACATAAAGAAAAAGAAGGACGACTTCAAGAAGTTCTTCGGGGATTTAGCGGAGTTCCTTGACCAAGGCATCATCGACCCTATTTTCAAGAAGATTGGCAAGCCCCAGGACGTGAAGATGGCAGCCGAGGCGATGAAGGCGATGATACCTCTAATCGGCTCCATCCCGCCTGTTATCTGGTTGACGACCTACAACCTCATCCCATTCGTGAAAAAAGGCACCTATTCGTTCAAGGTCGCTGAGGAATTGAAACAGTACAAGGACGACTTCAAGAATTTCTTCATTAGCGTAGCGGACTTCCTCAACGACGGCATTATCGACCCGATCTTCAAGAAGATCGGCAACCCGCGCGACGTGAAGATGGCGTCTGAGGCGATGGTGGCGATGGTGCCCCTCATCGCGTCAATCCCACCTGCGGTATATGGCGTGGTGTATGGCCTGTTCCCGTTGCTCCGACCAAACATCTTCGGCCCGGCACCGGCCACCGTATTGCTGGATTACAAAGAACAGTTCAAGACATTCTTCACCGCGTTGGCTGAGTTCCTGGGACAAGGAATCATCGACCCGATCTTCTTCAAGATCGGCAGCCCGCGAGACGTGAAGTTGGCTGCGGAGGTCATGCAGGCGCTCGTGCCGATGATCGGTGCCATACCGCCGGCTGTTTATGGCGTGCAGTACGGCCTAATTCCGTTGATGGAAGTGGGCGATGACCTGGGTGGCAACGTCCTACAAAGGTTGCAGAACAGCACCGACAACTACGACCAGTTCTTCGTCGGGGTATTTGACTTTATCGCCAGGGGTATTATCAACCCGATCTTCGAGAAGATGGGCAATCCACGCAGAATCACCGAGGCGGCGATGACCCTACAGGGGGCGGTGCGGATCATCAAGATGCTACCGAAGTTTATTGCCGATCTGTCCACCACCGTCCTGACCTTCTCGGAAGGCAATTGGTGGCAGCGACCCAGCCCACGGCAGATGGGCAACGACGTGAAGAAGTTCGGAGAATGGTTTGGCGGCATCTCGAATGCGCTTGGCGATGGTATCTTCGTTCCGATCCGGGATAAATTCCCAAGCCCACAGGAAGTCCAGCAGGCCCAGGCCCAGCTTCAGGGGATGGTAGATTTGGTCAAGAGGCTGCCGCGATTCATTGAGGACATCGCCAAGGAGATGGACGAGTTCAGCAAGGCCGACTGGTGGAGACAGCAGGGGTATATCACCAGCCAGGTGCAGGTATTCTCTGGGTTCTTCAGGGCCATTGCTGTGGCATTGGGCGAGGGCATTATGTTGCCAATCCGCATGTACTTCCCGGACAGCCAGTTCTTTGAGGAGATCAACGCCCGCCTGGACAAAGTAAAGGAAATGCTGCCGAAGGTAGGCGACCTGTTGCAAACGCTGATGGCAGAGATGCGGCGGTTGGGCGGGGACATCGGAGTGTACGGCAAGATGTTGGATGCCGCCTGGAACATTTATGACGTGGCGACCTTCTTCCAGAATATTGCCTGGAACATCAAGGTGGGCATGATTGACCCGGTGCGCCAATACTTCCCGCCGTCCACGGTATTCACGGAGTTGATAGCCCGGTTGGACAAGGTAAAGGAATTCCTGCCGAAAGTCAGGGAAGTAATCCAGAAGGTAATGGAGGAGGTCAAGGACTTCGGCCAGCACTGGCTAAGCAGGTGGTTGCGTGACCTTGCAGTGTCGTGGAAGATAAATGACCTCGCCAGCCTGTTCCAGACTGTCGCCAGGGGTGTTTATTACGGCATGATTCTGCCGGCCATAATATGGTTCCCGCCCTCGGCAGTAATGGAAGACCTCGTGAAACGGCTGGAAGCGGTCAAGCAAATGATACCCAAGGTCCGCCAGGTCATCCAGTTGATGATGAATGAGATCGCGGCCTTTGGTCAGGAGTTCACTAGCTGGGACGGGATCGTAGATAAAGCCTGGAACGCCTACCGATTTGCCACTTTCTTCGGCAGTTTAGCCTTTAGTATTGGCTATGGCATAATTGATCCCATCATGCGTCATTTCCCTCCCGCCCAACTCATTGAGGGGGCCGTTGCCCAGATCGACGCCGTGACCAGGGTATTGCCGAAGGTAAATGAGGTTGTTAACACCCTTACCGCCCAACTTACCAGGCTAAACACCGGCCCAGGCTGGGATATAGACCTCACGGAAACCATGACGAAGTTCGCGGACTTCTTCAAAGGCATGGCCGGGGCGTTACGCACCGGCATAATTGATCCCATAACCACCGAATTCGCAGACACTTCGGAGCTTCAGGGCGTGGTGGAGAGTTTGGAGGCCCTGAATGAAGTTCTGATAAGTATGGATAAGGTGATTACGACTCTGAGCGGCACAATGGAGAATATGCCGCCTTTGGACGTGGGCGACATCCCCAATTTCGGGGCTGGGGGAGGTAGGGCCGTTTCTTTCATACACCCGGCGGCAATGGCGGGTGGCGGTGCTGGCGCTCCCACAAATATGGCCAATATGCCAGGCGCAGCCCCGACTGGACCCGGTATGACGCCCGGTTTGGCCCCCGAAGACATGCGCAAGACCTTACTCACCGCGCTTACACCTGTGGCGGGCGGAATGGCTCCCCAGGGCGGTCCCGGCGGGGGTCAAGGATCGCAGATAATGCAGACAATGGTAAAAGTGCTTGAGGATATTCGGGATGATGAAGGGGTGGAGGAAATCCTCACCCTGCTCATGAATACCCTGGTGGGGAACCAGAAGGTTCAAAACAGGTTCTCTGAGCAAGCAATCAGCAATACGGGTCGCTATCAAACGACACAAATGGTCCAGGGGACCGATAGAGCGGTGTCTGCCTCGGCCAAAGTGACAACCACGGAGTTGGCGAAGACCGCCACGACGCTGACCAGGGCTAATGATAGCCTGAGAACCGACTTGACCGACTCGATGAGGGACTTAGGTACTGATGTTCGCTCTTTGCGCCCGCCGCCACCACCGCCGCCACCCCCACCCCCACCACCGCCCCCGGTGCAACCGCGACAGCAGCAACAGGTTGCGCAGGCCCAACAGAACCTCGCGGAGCGGGGGTTGGAGGCGGGTAGCATTTATGTCCATGACGTGGAGAGCGCGGGGCTGCTGGAGCGTATAGCCGGAATGTCCGCATTCCACGCACGGCTCGCGGAGCAACAGTATGCGACTCAGGTGGCTCGCCCACAGGACATGACCGACCTCCATACGGCCATGCAGCAACGGTACGCGACTGCCGAACAGCCCGGCCAGACCGCCACTTTGGCCGAGATGAGCGAGGCCACGCGCCTGCTCGGACAGCAACTCGCCGTCGAACAGGACCAACTGGATTTGCTGGAGCAACTGATTGACTTCTTCAAACCAACCAGTCCGGCCCTCACGAGCGAGGGCGGCTACCCCGGTTCCACCCGCACCCGTGTGGTGCCGGCCACCCCGCCCCGCTATTTTCGCATGACGACCGGCCTGGTATCGCAGAGCAGTTCGATGGGCGTGTCGCCGGGTAACGTCTAAAATGGCCTAGCGCGGGATATATAGTTTACACGTCTTTCTGCCCATTTACTCTATATACACCAAAACGCCGTGGAGGTCCATGCAAGCGACTAGCCTAGAAACTGGAGAGTTGATACCCATTGAGGGGTGCTATATCAACGTCCCGATATACGGACGCAAGCTCAACATGAGGGTCTTGCCGGATATTTCAGACTCGAAGAGCGCCGCCTACACTGACGAGCCGATTATCGGACGGTCCTTCCCCCTGAAGACGTTTTCCCACGGCGAGAACCGCTCGATCTCAATGACGGTACACTTCATTGTCTGTACGCAGTCCGACATCACCCAGAACTTGGCGGACCTCCGCATGTTGGAAAGTCTGGTATATCCCGGAGAATCCGGGTCAATCACCCCGTACCTCCCGCCGCCCATTGCCCAGATTAAGTGTGGGAACCTGCTGTCCACCCAGACCCCTTTGTGCGTGATATTGAAAAGCTACTCGGTAAAGTTCCCGACCGAAGTGGCTTGGGACGAGGCGAACTTCACGCCGTACAAGTTTGACGTGGACCTGACCTGGGAAGTTGTATACGACTCAGGCGAATTGCCGGGACAGAGACGAATTATGAGTATAGGAAGTTAATGGCGAACTACATCGAGCAAACCACCATCCCGCCCCTCACTTTTGTCACCCCGGCCAGTCGTTACGCAGACTCCAAAGTGGTGTACTATACGGATTTGAAGAGGATCACCTTCCCGATTTACAAGCGTCAGCCATTTGTGGCGACGAGTCAGGATAAGTTCATGGTGATAACGGGAGGTCTGGAATACCGTCCCGATTTGGTGTCCAACCGGGCCTACGGCTTCCCGGACTTTTGGTGGAAGATCATGGAGGCCAACAATATGTTCGACGTGTGGGACTTCAAGGCCGGAACGAACATCCGTATCCCGAACGCGAGGTTATAATGCCCAGCAAATGTACGGAATTTAACTGTCTTCAGCAGTACGGCTGCAACCCCTTGAGTCGGGTGCAGCCAGGTGCCGTTTTCGCGCCTTATGTCAGCATCGAGATCACCGGCAAGGGCGACGTATCATCTGCTTTGAACGGTTCGCAGCTTGTCAGCAATCTCCAGGGGGACCAACTTAGCGGCAATGAGTTGACGGTTGGCAACCAGTCTTGCCCGACAACCGGCAACCATGCGGTCATCAAGTCCTTCCAATACGGTGCTTCCAACGGCCAAGGATGCGTTGTTGAGATATTTGACGAACAAGGCAGTGAGTTCGCCATGTTCATGAAGAACCTCAACAACTCCATCGTCCGTGCCCCGGCTGACTACCGCATGGCCGTTGACTTCGGGTGGATCATACGCAAGTGCGACAATACACTCGCCCGCGATTGGGTGTCCGACCACCCCGACCCCTCAAGTGGCGGTGGCGGCAGACTTTATTTTGAGCCAATGAAGGTAGAAACGGAATATTCCAATGGGAAGATCAGATTCCAACTCCATGCCACCGATTTGATGGGACGTATTAGCGAAAACCGCACAGATGTGACCATTGGGAGCGACAGCCAACGGGTGAGGCTCCAGCCAGCAATTCGGGAAATGTACCAACGCAGCGTGCCGAGCATCAGGGATGTGCAATTCTTGCGGCAGGGTCCGAATGGCCCGGTGCCTTACCAATTCAGAAACAGCGACGGTGGACCGGAGGGGCCTGCCGCTACCTGGAACGCATCGCAGCAAAACGCAATGGCGGCAGCGAGGCAGTGGCTTAATAACGTCACCACGGATCGTGGCAAGGGCATCGTGCCGCAATGGAACGCGGGTTCCCCGACACCCCAAATTATTTTTTGGGAGGATGGGACGCCGGGCTGCAATGAAAACCTGCCCAACTGCGGACAGTACGTCGTCGGCAGTTATATCGTCAATGGTGGAGATTGCAGCCCGGTAATAAGCTTTTCGCCCAAAATCGAATGGAATTTCGCCTTGAACGCTGGCTCCGGCGGTAACCTTTCCGGCGCTACAGGTGGGCGGCAGGTCAGGGACCGCCAGCCCGTTTGCCGCCAGCCCAGGGATCGTGCCGGCATCCAAACTCAGCCCACCGTCGCGCCTCAGATTGTCCAGTGGCGTCCACCCGACCTGGCGATGCAGCGTGCCCAGCAGGCGCTCGCGGCCCATCAGTTGACGGGCATGAACTATGAACAACGGAGTCCCATAGAGTGCGAACTGAAGATACAGGGCGACCCGAAGTATGTATTCCCAAGGCTGTGGCGGGACAAGTATGTGTCCATTATAGTCATAAATCCCTTCCACATCGTAGGCGGTCAGGGAGTGTGTGATTGGATGGCGCAACCCCCGTGTAATTCCATTTTTTCATCGAAATGGTGGCGGCTTATGGACATCAGCCACGAAATCAAGGAAGGTTCATATACCACTACCTTGAAGGTGAAGTTGGCGACCCCGAACGTTGAACAGAACATGCAAAACCCGTTCGAGGCCGCACACGATTAGTAAAGGAGAGAACAATGGCAACCAACCAGGAAACTAGCAACCTCTCTATGCCCGATAAGGTAAGAGTGCTGGAGGAGCGCCTAAAGCAGATGGAAGAATTGATGGGCGGCATGAATTACAATATGCAGCGCATCGCTCAAACTGAGATGCAGGACCGTATCCGTCTCATTCCCCAGGCCGAAACCCAGATGGGCGTCTATACGGCTCTCTGCATCGACACCATCGACGTGTGGAAGCAGAACCGAATCCGCTTCTACACACCGCTATTCCATGACCCGGACATGCCGATCAAGTCACTGCCTTGGGCCTGGCCGGTGTCGCCATTCGGCGGGTTCGATGACTCTGGGGTAACCTGGGTGCCGCCCGCCGGTTCGACAGTCATGATCGTTTTTGAAGGTGGAGCGCGGCAGTCGCCCTATTACATTGGAACCACCTGGAGCCGCAACCGTGGCCCGGCAGGGCAACACACCTTCGGGGTCAACGTCGAAGAATACTACAACGTTTGGGAAGGACACCGCAGGGGTTACTTGGTCGGTCCCGACAATGAATCCCAGGTATTCCCGCCGTGGAACACGGAGAATTATAACGGCTTCGACCTAAACTCCATCGTTGACTTCGATAACAACCCGGAGGCCCAGAAGCGCATTACTTACCCAAATATTTACGGATTCAAGACGCCGGAAAAGCACATGCTCAAAATGGTCGATGGCGACCCGAAGTGCAACCGACGCTGGAAGCGCATCGAGTTAATGTCCGGCTGCGGCAACTGGCTGATGATGAAGGACGACCACCTGCACTTCGCCGGACAATGGGCGCATCCTACCTGCGGCGGGGGGCCGGACGGCGACGTGAGTTGCGTGGAGGGCGTCGGCACCCCCAGCCAGGCTGAGGACGTGACAAGAACCCAGGGGCAGGTCGGTCAGCCAGACGTGCCCCCGGACCCGCCGGACATTACCGGGCAGGAAGGCGCGCCCGATTACAGTCAAATAGACTTGCAGCTTTCCATTCAGGAGGCATCGCTCACCAATGACGACCCCATAATCATGGGGCCAAAGGAGGAAACCTCCTGCGAAGGCGAAACCAGCAACAGCAAAATCATCGGCGGTCACCCGCGCACGCCCGGCGGCTCCTGCTACGACGAGCCTACCAAATACGCCGATTCCCAGGTGGGTGCCAATCCCTTCTTCAAGCAGGAACAGGAGTGCCGACCCTATAAGGCGATGGGCATTGGCGGCAACAAGTGCGAACTGCCGCAGAGCGGCATTCAGATCATGAGTATTAGCGGCCACACGATCATCATGGATGACTCGGTGGAGGAACCGCAGGGCGAACCGACCTGGGAACGGTCGTTAATGCCGTTCGACCCCGGCTGTAACGGCAAGTATTTGGGGCGCATGATTATGCGGTCGGCCACGGGCCACGAAATTACTTTTGACGACAGCGAGTCCTGCCCCGGCATTCGCGGCCCGACCAACGGCATTCGCTTCCAGACCGCCTCCGGCAATCTCGTGCAACTCTGCGAGGATACCGTTTGCGCCGACCCCTGCGACAGCGAGGACGAGAGTGCCGGCCAGTGCCCGCCCAACCACGCGGGGGAGAACCGGGGCGTATTGCTCCAGTCTACCAGCAAGCACATGATTCAACTGTGCGACAACGGCAACAAACAGTGCGCCCCGTGCCGGGCCTGTGGCGTGCCCCCGGAAGCCAAAGCCGACCAGGCGTTCATTATGATCCGCTCCGGTTACGGCCTGGAGATGCAGTTTGCCGATGACGACGACCAGGAAGAAACCCGGCAACAATACATCCAGATATTTTGCCCGCAAAAGGACAACGAGGATCGGGGGCCACACATCATGCGCTTCCAAGAAGCGCCTTCCGGCCCTGGTCAAATATTCTTACGGGCGGGCGGGGACTATATCGTGTCCACCTACGACTACCTCATTGAGATCGTGGGCGACAAGGACGAGAACCCCTCCGACAAGATGGAAATAATCAGCCGCGATAAGATCGTGGATGTGGAAGAAGATTACATCAACATCGCCCAGCTTCACGTCTTCATCGCTGACGAGGTAATTATGTTGCTGGCGGGCAAGGACTGCCCGGAGCCGGACGGGACAATGGGTCCGTGCCCGGCACCCGTAATTGTTTACGCCAACGGCTGCCTCACCATCAGCGACCGCGTGTACGCCACAGCCTCCCAAGACGCGGAGCCGGCGAGCATATTTATGCTCGACCCGTTCTGCTCCTGGGGCAAGGGCAACGGGGGCAACGGTGGCGGGAACGGTGGGGGCGGGGGAGGAGGTGCCTGATGATCTTTATGGGAGCGCCGTACCCCATAGCCACCCATCCGCGAGGATTGCTGCACATCCAGTCGGGAATCAATCAAGTGAAGTCGGACCTGCTCATACTTCTGTTGACCAACCCTGGGGAGCGGGTATTCTTGCCCGATTTCGGCACGCCCTTGAGGCAGTTGATTTTCGAGCAGAACGATGCCTCCCTGGAGTTTCAGGCCCGCAACATGATAATTAACTCGATCCAGCAGTGGGAGCCAAGAATTACCGTGACCCAGGTGGATGTGTCGAGCCAGGTGGACGGCAATGATTTGAACCCGAATGACGACCGGACGGAGCAGGAGCATATTTTGAGCGTCAAGATATTGTTCTTTGACCCCGAAGACATGAAGGAAGTGCAGGAACTAAGACTACAAGTGCCCTTAGCGGACGGGACGGGAGTACCATAATGCCTGAGAATTGTCCAATACAGATTACACCCCTGGCGCAGTCGCAGCCGCAAGGTACGCCGACCGTCTTCAACCTCAACTATACGAACCAGGATTTTTGGTCGATGAAGTCGAGGCTGGTGGATTACATCCGCCAACAGTTCTCGACCCAATTCAACGATTTTGTCGAGTCGGACTTGGCGATTATGCTCATTGAGAATTGGGCCTTTATCGCGGACACCCTTTCCTTCAAGGGCGACCAGATCGCAAACGAAGTATACATCGACACGGTGACCGAGATCGAGAACGCCTTTCGCCTGGCCAAGCTCGTTGGCTTCTTCCCGCAGCCACCGATTTCCGCCCGCTCGATGTGGTCGGCCCGGCTGAACAACCCGTTATTACAAGACCTGGCCATCCCCGCACCCCTCGACGTGCAGGTTACTTTTGGCGACCAGAACATGACCATCGAACTGTTCCCGGCGGACGCCAACAACAATCCAATATATGACCAGGATATTATCATCCCGGCGGGGGCCATTGCCAACAACAGCATCGTCGGCCTGGAGGGGACTACTTATATAGACCAATTCGGCGGTACAGGTGCCATTAACCAAACCTACCGACTTGGTTTCTTCCCGGTTATATGGGATTCGATTCGCGTGGACGTGGACGGGGTGCGGTGGACCCAGGTGGACTACTTCACGGACTCGCAGCCCCGGCGCGAGTACCGCGTCGAGTTCGATTCCACCTACACTGCCTACATCATTTTCGGCAACAATCGCGCCGGCCTCATACCGGCCCACGGTGCCGTCATCCAGGTGACCTACCGTTCGGGCGGCGGGACGAAAGGCAACATCGTAACCAATTTCGCCCAGACGGAGGCGGTGATCCCGGTTGAAGGTTTCGACTTTAGCGTTCCCGTCAGCCTGTCAAACTATACCAAGGGTGAATTCGGTTACGACGGCGACACGATAGACGACATCAGGCAGAAACTCCCGGCATACTTGCAGACACAAAACCGAGCGGTAACGGGCCTGGATTACAAAACGCTGGCGGATCAATTCGCCACCCCTTACAACGGCAAGGTCGGAAAAAGCATCGCTGTTTTACGGAATTATGGCTGTGCAGCCAACGTAGTGGACCTGTATGTGCTGGCTTATGATGGCTCGCTCCCATCCGGCGGCTTGGTGGAGGCGTCTAACGACCTGAAGGTGGCCATTCAAAACTACTTCGACGGCGTGAAAATGTTCACGGACTACCTGTGTATCAAGGACGGCATAGTGATTACTACTGATGTGGGCATCGAGGTCGTGATGGACAGGTTTTACCGCAAGTTCGAGGACCAGTTCAGGCAACAGGTCAACAATCGCACGACGGCTTTCTTCAACCTGCCCAATTGGGAATACGGGCAGACGTTGCGTGACACGGATTTGATTCGTGCCCTGTCGGACATCAAGGAGGCACGCCGGTTCGAGGTACTGTACACTACCAACGATCCGACCAACTCCGGCCAGATCGTCACGGCCCAATTCAACGAGATAATCCGGCCCGACGTGACGACCATTAGTTTCCTGTACGAGTAAGGAGCGGCATTGGCACTAAAGACCATAGATCAGAACCCGGCCATCACCGACACGGTGTTGTTTGACATCCTAACCCCGGATGCCAAGGGCTGTTTCTTCGCCAATCCGTACATGGTCAACAACGTAATCATCTATTACGTCCAGAGAGACTTCGCTCTCGGCAACCCCACCGAATACGACAAGGTGACCTACGACAAGACTCAGGAGGCGGCGGTCGAGGATGCCATCGCGGTCGTCTGCCAGTCGCCTACGCCCGACAACATTGCCCTGGCACAGCAGGCGCAGTTATTGGCCGCATCACACGCAACGGTCAGTCCCGTTTACTTTAACGAAGCCCTTCCCGTAAATGTGGTGGGCAACACCGATTACCCCGCCTGGCTCTCCACCGACACAGGCAACGCTTTTATCACGAATATACCCACTGACGCCCAGGGCAATCCGCAGTACGGCCACTTCCAGTTCACCTGGGAGCCGTTGGGAATGCGTGAAGGCGACTATTTCATCTGCTGGACATGGACCCCTTTGCCAGCCGGGGACAGCCTGTCGGCCCACACTCCGTTTACCCTAAAGGGCGACACGCAACAAACGACCAGCATACCGACCCACCAGACGGACCCGCGCAAGTATCCCACGCTGTTGGACCGCTACCTGCCGGAGATGTTTAAGATGACCCTGTGCCCCGGTGACCTCACCGCGCCGGTGCTTAATCAGTTCAACCTGGCGGTGGCTCAGGGATTCACCGACCTGGAGAACCTTTATAACCAGATTGTAGACCTTTTGGATGCCAACGCCGTTGCCGAGGCGTTTCTGCCTCTGCTGGCTCGTCTATTCAACTTGAAGCTCAAGTCCCACGATCCGACCCGTTGGCGGCGGCAGATCAAAAGGGCGATACCGTTATTCAAGGCCAAGGGCACGGTGCCGGCGATGGAAGAAGCCTTCCAACAGGCCGGCATGAATATGACCAAATTGACCCGGATGTGGCAGGTGGTATCGGCCTACACCTGGCAGGACCAATTCGATTATGTGGGCAGCAATGATTTCATTCTGAGTCATATGGCAGTGCCCACCGATACGACCAACTTTGCCCTCTCCATCCGCCACGCCGCCGACACGAGTTATTCGCCTACCAGCTACACTAACGTGTCGTTTACCACGGACGGCGGGGTTACCACCATGACCTGGACCGGGCCGGCGCTGCAAGACGGCGACAGCCTGTTGGTTTTGTATCTTGTTACCCCGGTGCCGGACCACAACAGTCAGTTGATCGAGAACTACATTCGCACCCTGCCACTCGCGGACCAGAGGGACGAACGTGAGCAGGCATACCCCCTGAAGAACTGGAACGTGCGGATGATGGAGGAAGACGATCCGATGTTCGGCGTCGTCATTCCAAACCGCCACCCTTACCACGACCTATTGGTGTTTGGAAAGATCAGGACAGAATTCCCTTATTCCGAAAATACTTACCTAATGGACGAATATAACGGCAGTTTACGCGACTCCCTGGACCCCTGTGATATAGATAAGGATTTCGTGGACCCTTGCGGTGCGTGCCAGGGAAGCAAATTCAGCATCGACCTGGAAATCCAAGACCTTTCCAACGACCGCCTGGTGGAAGCCCAGGACATCATCCGGGATTTCTCGCCCTTCCATGCCGTCCTCCACTCGATTAACTTTAGCGGGGGCGTGGATGAATATATGCAGCCGCCGGTGGAAACGATTGAATGCCTGGTTCAATACACGGGGCGGGAGGAAGTCGTGGCCGGCGGCGCACAATACGTCTTCAGCAGGGCGATGTTCGGGGGCTTCGATGTAGCGCAAATCAAGCGTAATGTCCTGGCCAACGCGATTCTGGTCGTCAATAACGCCAGTGCTACCGCCTACAATGATAACGTAGTGATCGCTTGCCCGCAGGTGAACTTCAGCGAGATCGGCATGAACGTGGAAGGCTCCAACGTACTGGAAATACTGGCACCCTCGCCACTGGCGGGGAAATATGTGCTTTCTTCGCCCAATAACAACTACGCCATCCTTACGCCCGTGCCGCCACAGCCGGTGAGCCATGCGCCGTTCACGTTCCGGCTGTCCAACAACGTGTACACCAACACCACGGCGAGCATCACCCAGGACAATTATGTGGAACTGACGGACCCTAACGTATCGTTTTCCACGCTGGGGGTCGTCTCCGATTGGGACATCAACCAGGGTCATCTTGGCGGGCCGTGGAAGGTACTGATTCCGGCCTACTCCACCACCCCCTACACGATTCATCAGGTGTTGCCGGACGGCGGATTGGTGTTGAACTACGCGCCTAACATGCCGTCGAGCAATGCCTTGAACATAACGTACCAATTACTCACGGATACGAACGTGGTGATGGCGAACAGCACAACGGGCAACCTGGGCGTAAGCAAGCGGGCGCTTGTGGACATCAGCAGCGATCCCCTCATGAACGACCTGGCCACCATCACCGAGCCAGGCCAGTGGATGTTAGATAGCACTGGCACACAATATCAGATCGCGGACTTGATAGCCAGCACCACTGGAAGTGCCACGCTGAGGCAGAAGTTCCACATCTGGGGCTGGAGCATTGGGAATGTGGGAAGCCGAACG